ACATCAATCGTACTAGCACAAGGAGCATCCGTAGATGACCTCGTGGTGGTCGTGGTATTTGATGTGTTCTCAGTAGCAGACACTGTAAGTAAAGCAGATGGTGGTACGTTTGATGGTAATGTTACTATGGGTGGCACTTTAACATTAACTGGAAATGGTGATTTTAATGGTGACTTAGATGTAGACGGAACTACAAACTTAGACAATGTTGATATTGATGGCACTGTAGACATTTCATCTACTTTAACTGTGGGTGGTGTCACTACTTTAAATGGTAAATTTCTTATTGATGGTAGTAATAATGACTTAATGACATTTAGAACTACTGGAGATACTGCATCTCAAGTATTAGGTTTACAATTCCAAAATAATAGTGAAGCAGTTACAGCACAAATATTTGGAACTGGTGAGAATAGCACTAGTGGAGTGTTTAGAATTAAAGGCATAGGCTCTGTAGAAATACATGGTGGTGATGTAGCAGTTAGTGGTGATGCTACTAATATGTACAAGTTAGATGCTACTGGTCATCATTTTTTTAATACAACTACTAATCACAATTCGAGTGAATTAAATGTTGATTTTACCAGTGCTTCTGAATGTGGCATGGGAATAAATGATACTAATAGCGGAAATCAAGGTCCCTTTATAGCGTTTTTAACTGGTGGCACATTTAGGGGGAGCATCGTTAACAATAATAATACTGCTGTTGCCTATAATACAACATCAGATTATAGGCTTAAAGAAAATGTTTCCTATGACTTTGACGCAACAGCAAGATTAAAACAACTGAAACCAGCAAGATTTAATTGGATTGCAGATGATACAAATACTTCACAAGACGGTTTTTTAGCACATGAAGTTTCTAGTATAGTTCCAGAAGCTATTACAGGTACAAAAGATGAGATGAGAACTACAAAAAACGTAGTTTTAGATAAAAATGAAAACATAATTGCAACAGATATAACAGAAGATGAATGGAAAACTGGAAAAGATGATGAAAGGTATGATGATAATACTTCTTGGAAATCTACAATAACACAAAAACATTATCAACAAATCGATCATTCTAAACTTGTACCTTTACTCGTTAAGACCATACAAGAACTAGAAGCAAGAATTACAGCATTGGAGAGTGCATAATGGCATATATCGGAGTATCTCCCTCTAATGGAATACGACAAAAACATACTTATACAGCTACCGCAAACCAAACATCATTCAGTGGTGTAGGATCAGAGAATATTACATTAAGTTACAAAGACAGTAATTATGTTGATGTATACCAAAATGGCGTGAAGTTAGGTGATGCAGACTATACTGCTACAAGTGGCACAGCTATTGTTTTAACTCAAGGTGCATCGGTAAATGATATAGTTGAAATTGTGGTTTATGATGTGTTCAGTGTAGCAGACACTGTAAGCAAATCAGATGGTGGACAGTTTGATGGTGCTGTCAGTTTTGCTGGTAATATAACTGATAGTGGTGATTTAACAATAGATGTAGCAGGTGACCTTATACTCGATGCTGATGGTGGAGAGATAATTATAAAAGATGGAGGCACTGAAAACAATAGATTTATAATAGGTGGTAATGATGCAATATTAAAATCATCTGTTAGTGATGGTGATATGATATTTAAAGGTAACGATGGTGGGTCTGAAATATCTGCACTTACACTTGATATGTCAGAAGCTGGAGCGGCTACTTTTAATAATAAAGTTGTAGCAACTGAATTAGATATATCAGGTGATGTAGATGTAGATGGAACTACAAACTTAGATGATACAGATATTGATGGCACACTTAATGTACAAGGAGAGGTTACACTACAAACTCATTTAAACATGGGCGACAGTGACCAGATTAAATTAGGTGCTGATGCTGATATGTTGATATATCACGATGGCTCTCATTCTTCTGTGCAAGATAATGGTACTGGAGATTTAAGACTTAAAACAAATAGTGCCGTTGTTCTTCTTAAAGGTGATTCAGAAGTATTAGCACAGTTTGATGCAGATGGTGGTTGTACTTTTAAACACGATAATACAACACGATTAGCTACGAGCGGCACAGGTGCTACTGTTACTGGTGTTATTGTAAGTGATGGCGTAGATGTTGGCGATAATGAAAAGATACGTCTTGGTGATTCTCAAGATTTAGAGATATATCATGATGGATCTAACAGTTATGTTAATGACACTGGTACAGGTTCTTTAATTATTGAAGGTGCTAATGTTCAAATACAAGATACTCAACAAGACTTACTTGCTAAATTTAACAACGCAGGAGCAGTGCAACTTTATCATGTAGATAGTGGAACAAGTGTTGTTAAATTAGCCACAAGTGGTTCTGGTCTAACTTTTACTGGTGATGTAGCAGGATCTAGTTCAGGTGCTGTAAATTACGAACTTAGAAGTGATAGTGCTGGAATACAATTTGGAACTACATCAAATCATTATACTGCTTTTAGAACAAATAATACTGAAAGAGCAAGATTAGATACAACAGGTCGATTTGCTGTTCCTCAACAAAGTCATGCCATAGTAGAAAAAACATCGACTACATCTGTAGGTAGCAGTGCTGTTGTTTTTGTAGTATTTGATGAAGAAAGGGTAGACACAGGTGATGTTTACAATACATCAGATGGTAAGTTTACTGCACCAATCGCAGGAAGATATTTACTTTCAGCGGAGCTTCAAGCTAATGGTCAATACAATCAACTTCATGTAGGGTTTTATTTAAATGGTGGTGGTTCAATAGGCAGTTTAGATCCTTGGGTAAATTTTGGAGACAGTTCAAGAGCAGGAACAAGAACTTTAGCAATAAATCTAGCCGCTGGAGATTTTCTGCAAGTCGCCGCACATTTTGGAAGTAATTCAGCTACATTAGAAGCTAATAGACAGAGAGCTTCGTTTTATTTATTAGGTTAGGAGAAAGTAAATGCCAGATTATACAGTTACATTAACAGATTCAGAAGATAAAAGTTTGTCTTATGCGGCATATGCACAACAAGATTGGATTGATAATGCAATTAAAACAAGATGCCGAATAGCTATTAATGAAATAATTGCTAAAAATATGGCACATTGTAATGCTAATGGAATAACAATAGCTACAGGTGAAGATGCACAAATCACACAAGCCTTTACTTTAGGTGTTGTTAAAACATTAAAAGAAGTTACAGATGAAATGAATAAAAAAATGGGAATTGAATAGTGACCAAAGCCGCAGAATTAGCAAAGATGGGTGAAGTTCTAACCAATAGTCAGATTGGTGGGCGAAGGAATATGGTAATCAATGGTAAATTTGAAATATTTCAAAGAGGAACTTCAGCAACAACGGTAAGCGGTAATGATGTATTTGTAGCAGATAGATTTAAAGGTTGGGCAAATGGTGGTGGTACATTTACTGTTGAGCAATCAACAGATGTTCCAGATAATGAATTTGAATTTAGTGCAAAATTAATAAATACAGCAGTTGATAGTTCTATCTCAGCAGGTGATTTTTATGTGTATGCTACAGATATAGAAGGTTACAATGTTTCTCAATTAGCTTATGGTTCTTCAGATGCAAAATCTGTTACATTAAGCTTTTGGGTAAGATCAAGTTTAGCAGGAACTTATTGTATTGCTTTATACTCTACTACAGCAAGTAGATATCAAATAAAAGAATACACTATCTCGAGTGCAGATACTTGGGAAAAGAAAACAATAACCATAGCAAGTGGAGATACTACTGGAAGTTGGAACAAAACAAATGGTAATGGTTTAAGAGTATATTGGGATTTAGGAAGTGGCTCAACGTATCAAGGCACAGCAGATACTTGGGCTTCTGGTCAAAAGTTTAGCACAACAAATCAAGCTAATTGGATTGACACATCAAGTGCTAATTTTTATTTGACTAGTGTTCAACTAGAAGTAGGCTCCCAAGTCACACCATTTGAGCATAGATCATTTGGGGAAGAACTAGCTTTGTGTCAAAGGTATTTCTATAATTCTGCCGCAATTACTGATGGTTTTCATAATGGAACTGCTGTAGCAACTAACAAAGTTTACGGAACTGGATATTTTTTTCCAGTGTCAATGAGAGCAACACCCTCCACTATAACATTTACTTCTTTTGCAGGAACCTCTGGGAAACTTGCACAAGCGGCTGATAATGCAGACACAGGAGGAACATTGACACCAAGTGTGCAAAGCAACATAGGCATACATCAAATATTAGATAGTGGAACTGCTTTTACAGATAATGAAGGCTATTTTTCAAAACTTAAAGTGAGTGCTGAATTATGATTTTTACTAATTTAAAATATCAAAAAGACTTAGATGATCCTTCAAAAAATATGGGTGTTCATTGTAAAATTAATGGTGAGCAAACGTATGTTAGGATTGGAGATGATAGTCATGTGTGGATAGAAATAAAAGCACAAGTAGACGCAGGAAATTTAACTATAGAGGAGGCAGATTAATGAGAAGCGGACAACCAACACTCGTAACAGATAACGAGGATAATAAACCAAGTATAACAATGCACAACTCAAAACTAACTCACATAATTGCTCTTATGGATGAGGTAGAGTGTTTGAAAGGTGAAGTACGACCAAGTGGTTGTGGTCATATATATACTACAATTAATACTTTAGAAAACAGAATAAAGAGACTTAGAAAAGAATTAGAACAAGAGAATGAGGATTACTGCTAGTGTTAGGTGCTTCAGCAATATGTGAATATAGTATTGCCGATCAAGGTATATTACATGCTGGAGTTTCTGAACAAACAGCTATATCTTCAAAAGCCTCCGTTGGGGTAGGTATTATGTCTGGTGTTGCTAATATTAGTTTTAATAATACACAAACAAGTAATGGAATTTATATTACAGGTAGTACAAATGCAGAGCTGAGTTTTAACAATACTCAAACAAGTAATGCAGTAGAAGTAAAAGGATTAATTTTAAATACAGAAACACTTGATATAGAGACAGCATTTACAAAAACTTCTAATAGTATTATGATAGGATCAGGTATAGCAAGTAAAGATTTAAATATGACACAATCATCTACAGGAGATATATTATTTGTTGATATTGATACAACAGCAAATACAGAATCATACTCAACAATAACACCAAGTGGTACAGAGAGTAGTTCACAATTAACACCTTCAAGTACAGATTCTTGGGTAGAAATTACAGCGAGGTAAATATGGCTAGTACATACACAAATAGTGGAATAGAAAAAATAGGTTCAGGTGAACAAGCTGGAACTTGGGGTACAACTACAAATAATAATTTAGATATTATAGACAGAGCTATTAATGGTGTTGTTTCAATAAGTTTATCAGGTGCTTCTAGTGATACAACAGTTGTAGATGGTAGTCTTTCAGATGCTGGAGCAAAAGTATTGTCTTTAACAGGAAGTCCTGGAGAAACGCATACTCTTACACTTTTGCCAAATGATGCAGATAAACTTCATTTAATAAAAAACGGAACAAATCAAACTGTAAATATTTCTCAAGGAAGTGGTGGTAATGCTGTTTTGGTAGCTGGAGAAATATCTTGGGTATTTTGTGATGGTGCAGGAGCAGGAGCTACTGTTACAAAACAAGATATTGTTACAACTCCTGCTACATTTACAGTGGGAACAGACTTGACTATTAACAATGATGTAAAGTTATTATCAGATAGTGCAATTTTAAGTTTTGGTGCAGATGGTGATGTAACAATTACTCATGTCCATGATACAGGTTTGTTAATAAATGGTGCTAGAGAATTAAGATTTAGAGATGCTGATTTAAAAATACTTTCTAGTGCTGATGGTCAGCTAGATATAGGTGCTGATACAGAGTTAGAACTTACTGCCCCCACTGTTCAAATGAATGTTACAACAGCAGATTTAAATGGTAACTTAGACGTATCTGGCACAATTACAGCAGGAGGTAATGTAACTCTAAACGGTCAATTTAGACTAGGGAGCAATACTGATACAAGAATATTAGTTGCAGATGGCACACAGTTTCAAGAAAGAGCAGTAAGCGGAGACATAACTATCTCAAATACTGGTGTAGTTACGATTGCTAATAATGCTGTAGAAACAGCTATGATAGCTGATAGTCAAGTTACTACCGCAAAAATTGCAGATAGTCAGATAACTTCTGCAAAACTTGCTTCTGGTGTAGGTGGTAAAGTCTTGCAAGTTGTTCAAGGTACACACGGGACTGCTGTCGCTTTAGGTACATCGTTTGCCTCAACTAATTTATCACAAGCGATTACAGTTGCTACAACTAATAATGATGTACTAATTCAAATTAATGTGTATACAGATACAAGATCTGATTCAACTGTTGGCAAAGCTGTATTTAAATTGTTTAGAGGTTCAACTGATTTAGGTTATATTGGTTCTGCCGCAGGTGATGGTGGAAGATTACATACTATGGTTTCTATGACATTTTTAGATGCAAATGTATCTGCTGGATCACACACATATACGCTTCATGCAAAAAAAGAAAATGGTTCAGTTGATTTACATGACAGTGACATGATTAGTGAAACATCAAAAAGTTTTATAACCTTAACAGAATTAGCTCAATAATGCCATTAACTAAATTACAATTCAAAGCTGGAATAATATCTGATGTAACTCCTTATACAAATGAAGGTGGTTTTGTAGATGGTAATTTAGTAAGATTTAGATTAGGTTATCCGGAAAAATTTGGTGGTTGGGTTAAACGAACATCTAATACATATCAAGGTAAAGCTAGAAGATTACATAACTGGGTAGCTTTAGATGGTTCTGATTTTCTAGGTATAGGAACACATTTAAAGTATTACATAGAAGAAGGTAATACTTTTAATGATATTACACCTATAAGAAATACAACAGGTGCAGGAGATATAACCTTTTCTGCAACAAATGGCTCAACAACTATTACTGTAACAGACTCGGCTCATGGTGCAAATGTTAATGATTTTGTTACTTTTTCTGGTGCAACTAGTTTAGGTGGTACTATTACAGCGACTGTTTTGAATATAGAGTACCAAATTGTATCTATTATAAGTTCTAATTCTTATACTATAACATCTGCCGTCGCCGCAAATTCTTCTGATGAAAGTGGAAATGGTGGTAGTAGTGTGGTTGGTGTTTATCAACTTAATACTGGAACAGATACTACTGTTGGTGGTACAGGTTGGGGTGCTGGACAGTGGAGTGGTACAACTGACGGAGCGTTAGCTACACAACTTAACGAAGCATTAGATGCAAGTGAACAAGAAATAGATGTGGACAGTGCCTCAGGAATCACGGCTGGTGATTTAATATTAATAGAAGAAGAGTTAATTACAGTTGGCACGATAAGTTCTAATACTTTAGGAACTGGTGGAGGTGGATCAACTCGTGGTGCAAGTGGTACTACAGCGACAACCCATGCTGATAATACTCTTGTTAGATTAGCCACAGGTAATACTTTAGGCACAGATAATTTTGTTGGTTGGGGTAGTTCAGCTTCAGTAACTGTTACAGGTAATCAGATAAGGTTATGGTCACATGACAATTTTGGTGAAGATTTAATAATTAATCCTATTAATGGTGGTTTGTTTTATTGGGATAAATCAAATGGTCTTTCAGGTAGAGCCGTAGAATTAAGTGCTACTACTACTTTTTCTGGTGAAACAAGTGTTCCGCAAGTAGCAAAACAAATTATTGTATCAGACCAAGATCGACACGTAATTGCTTTTGGTTGTGATGCTTTAGGGGCTAATGCTTCTGCAACACAAGGTGATGGTGTACAAGACCCATTGCTTATAAGATTCAGTAGCCAAGAAAACCCAGTGCAATGGTTTCCTACTGCTACTAACTCAGCTGGAGATTTAAGGCTTGGTGGTGGTTCAACATTTGTACAAGCTGTAGAAACAAAACAATTAATCTTAGTTTTTACGAATAAAACATTACATGCTATGAAGTTTATTGGTCCACCCTTTACGTTTGGTTTACAAGAGCTTAGTAAAAATATAACTATAATGTCTCCTTTTTCTGCTGTTGCTATAGAAGATGCTGTATTTTGGATGGGTGTAGATACTTTTTACCTTTATTCTGCAGGTCAAACTGTGCAATTACCTTGCACAGTAAAAGAGAAAGTATTTTTAGATTTTAATTTGGAAGAAAAAGACAAAGTTCATGTAGGTGTTAATTCAGAGTTTGGTGAAATAATTTGGTTTTATCCAACGGCAGGACAAGTAGAAGTTGATGCTTATGTAATTTATAACTATATTGAAAAAGTATGGTACTATGGAACATTATCACGAGATGCTTGGTTAGATAGAGGTATTAGAACTTTACCCATAGCAACAGGTTCGTCATTGTTATATAATCATGAAGTGGGATTTGATGATGATGGTTCAGCTATGACTTCTTTTGTAGAGTCTGCTCCTATGGATATTGGAGATGGTGATAAATTTTTCTTTTTAAAACAAGTTATACCCGACATTACATTTAATGGCTCTACTGCTACTAATCCATCTGTTGCTTTTACAATGAAAGCAAGAAATAATCCAGGAGCTAATTTTCACGAAACACCAGAAGTCACTACAACAAGAGAATCACCTAGCACTTCTATTCCAGTAGAACGATATACTGAAAAATTGCATTATAGATTAAGAGGTAGGTCTTTTAGTTTACGCATAGATTCTACTGCTTTAGGAACTAAATATAAATTAGGTTCGCCAAGAGTGGATTTACGACCAGATGGAAGAAGATAATGTTAGTAACTAGTATACCACAATATGTTCAAGGTTTAACAAATGCAAAAGTAGATTTAACAACTACGAATGTTACTACTCTTTATACAGCTCCTTCAGGGGATGAATTTAATGCTTCTGTTATAAACTCAATATTAGTGTCAGAGGATAGTGGTAATGCTGATACAATAACAGTTACCTTAACTGACAATAGTTCCGTTGCTTTTAGTCTTTTCAAAGTCAAAGCTGTAGGTGCAAATACTACTATAGAATTATTAACTCATGAACTTATTTTATTAGGTGGAGAAATCATTAAAGTACAAGCGGCGACTGCAAATAGATTACATGTTGTAGCGAGTGTGCAAGAACTTACCAAATCAAGAACAAGTTCTGGTGGAGGTATTTTACAAGGAGTTGTATAATTCGTAATGAAGTGTTAGGATAAGATACATGAGTATAGCAAGTTTAAATCAATATGAGATGTTACCTATGGGAGGATTACCTTCTTTACAAAATGCTTCCAAAATATTGTCTGACTTTGGTCGTAATGGTGATACATATGTAGTTCATGCCAAAGAAGGTGAAACTGTTATACCTATGGAAGTGTTAGACAATAATCCTAAATTAAAGGATATGTTGTTTCAACAAATGCGTGAATTAGACTTAGACCCCTACCGTTATATTGTTGGTAATGAGTTAAATTCAATAAACCCTGATACTGGTCAGCCTGAGTTTTTTATTAAAAAATTATTTAAGGGTTTGAAAAAAGTAGTCAAAAAAGTAGCACCAATAGTGTTGCCTATCGCCGCTCCGATTTTACTGCCTACTATGCCTTTGTTTTTATCAACTGGTATTGGTACATTAGCAGGAGGATTGATTGGTGGTCAAAAACCACAAGATGCTTTGCGTAATGCTGTTATAGCAGGAGGTTTAGCAGGATTAGGTAATATGGCATTTGGTGGTGAACAAGGTTTTGGTTCTGGTGATTTTACTGGTAGTGCTGTAGATGCAGGATTGGTAAAACCTTCTGCCCCTCCTGCTAGTACAACTAATCTAAGTAATTATTCTATTGATGGTATTGCACCCGAAGGATTTATTGGTCCACCAGAGGACACTGGTATATTATCAACAATTAAAAAAGGTGCTGGAGATGCAGTTGATTCAGTAAGTGGTTTTTATGATAAATATGTATCACCAAGTCGCGAAAGTATACAACCAACATCAAAAGAGATTGGTGAAGCCCTTACAAAAGAAGCAAAAGCTTTTGCAGAATCAGAAGCAGTAAGAAAAGATATATTTGAAAAAGCGGGACTTAAATTTACTCCAGCAGATTTTAAACCAGACTTCAAAGCTGTTAAAGAAAGTTTAGCCCCTAGTGCTTTCCAAAAATATGGTCCAATAGGTGGATTATCAGCATTAGGTTTATATGGATTAGATAAAGCTGGAGTGCCGATATTTACAGTACCAGAAGAAGACATGGGTCCTCCACCTTTGACTGGTTTAGATTTATTACGACAAGATCCTGATCGATTTAAGTTTACAAATTTCTATGGAGATAATCCATATTATGCTACAAGAAGAGTAGCTGATGGTGGTGAAATAGTTGGTCCTGGAACATCAACCTCTGATTCTATTCCAGCTATGTTAAGTGATGGTGAGTTTGTAATGAATGCAAAAGCTGTGCAAGGTGCTGGAGGTGGCGACAGAAAAGCAGGAGCAAAACGTATGTACCAAATGATGAAAAAGTTTGAGAAGGTAGCGTAATGGCAGAACAACAAACCGTAATACAAAGAGAAGCCCCTGAAATAGAAGCCTATAAACTAGGGTTGATGGAACAAGCTAAAGCTTTAGCAGGGACAGCTCCTACTGCTGAACAACTAGCTTTGTTAAAACCAAAACAGTTAGGTCTTTCAGATCTACAACAAGATGCTATTGATACGGCTACTGGTGATTTAACAGGTGGTATAGGTGATTATCAACAATTTCTTACTGATGCTGGAGCCAGTTTAGATACAGCAGGAACAACATTAACTGATTCTTTAGGCACATTAGGTAGAGCAGAAACTGCTGGAGGTTTATCTACTGGTATTTTTGATCCTAGTATGGTTTCGCAGTTTATGAATCCTTATCAAAAAGCTGTAACACAACAAGCTCTTGATCAATTAAATAAACAGTTTGACACCCAAGCAGTAAAACGTTCAGCTGGAGCGGTTGGTGCTGGGGCTTTTGGAGGATCACGACAAGGTATACTAGAAGGGTTAGCACAAGGCGAATTAGGTGATGTAACTAGTAGAAGAATATTTGAAGATTTAGCTAGAAACTTTGGTCAAGCACAACAAACTGCTATGACATCATTTGAAAATCAACAACGACGTCAAGCTAACCAAGCTTCTTTGTTAGGTCAATTAGCTCAACAAGAAGCAGGAATAGGTGGACAACAAGCAAGTCAAGCTATGCAACAAGCAGGATTAGGTGAACTCGCACAAAACCAAGCATTGAAAGATATTAATCTATTATCACAATTAGGTGGACAGCAACAAGCACAAAGACAGGCTGATGAACAAGCTAGGTTAATTGGCGAAAGGTTTGCATTTAATGAACCACAACAAAGACTTAGTTTTTATAGTGATATATTAAGAGGTGTACCAAGTACACAAATACAAACTCTTGTCGGTGGTGGTGGACAACAACAAGTGCCGATGTTTCAACAAGCATTAGGAGCAGGAATAACTGGTTTAGGCTTGTACGGAGCAGGGAATAAATTGGGAATTTTTTAATGGATGTATTACAAAGAAAAATGTTTCAAATGCCTCAAACAAATCAACCGATGGGTGGTATTACGTCGGGACTTGATGAAGCTGAGGCTGTCGAATCAACTGAGGCTCTCGGCAACATCGCGTCTGGTATTGAAACACTTTTTCAAAATATTGATAATGCGGAAAATCCAAAAGAAATTATGGATGCTATCAGAGGTGATGAAGCCTCGGTGGAGGAGCGTCGTACTGAGTTGGGGCAGTTGGTCGGTAAAGCAGATGCTGAACAAACTCCGGAATCTGTTTTAACTATGGTACAACCATTGATGACGGTAATAGAATCTACTGGTGGTATAGCTAGTTTAGAAACAGAAGATGCACCAGTCGCACCAAACATTGATGAAACACAACAAATGGAAGCAATGGCTAGAATGATGGCAAATGAGCCCACTGCTATGTTGGCTGTTGGTACAAATCCAGCAGGCAATCCTACAATATCTGGTTTGCAAGCCTTACAACAAACTACTTCTACTCCATTGGGAGTGTTAGCTTTAGCGAAAAGACTTGCACCAGCAACTCCGACTCTTGAATCATTTCAAAGACAATATGAAGACAAACCTAGTGCTTATGAACAGTATGCCAGTGTTTTACCATTTCAACAATTAGCACAATTTGGTCAAATAGTCGGTCGAAGTC